ACTATTACAGAGTCTTGGTTTTATTCACACGCAGAAGTAAAACAAAGAGTTTTAGAAAGTTTATGTAACAACATGAAAATAGCTTGGGCTGGAGGTAAAAAAGCAGCAATGATATTAGGAGACGGAGCTTATAAATTTTTAAATATTATGCCTCAAGTTGCTTTACAAGATTACGGTGTTTATGTAGGAGACAGCGGTAAGGATGACGCTATGAAACAAGTGGTACAACAATTAGCTCAGTCTGCATTACAAGCAGGAAACATTGACTTACTAAACATCTTAAAAGTATTAAAAGCAGATACCATGACTGAAGCAGAAAAAGTTTTAGAACAAGGTATGGATAAAATGAAAGAACAAGCAGCTGAACAACAACAACAAGTTATGCAACAAATGCAAGCTCAACAAGAAGCTGACCAAGCTAAATTTCAAGCAGAAGCAGAACTTAAGAAAATGGATAACGACACTAAAATACAAGTGGCGGAAATACAAGCTGAATCTAGAATGGCGGTTGCAACATTACAATCTGAAGACAAGAGAGATATACATGACTCTACACAAGACGCAGACTTTAATAAAAAATTAGCTGACCATGAAATAAACAAAGACACTAGTAATTCTGAAAAAGATAAGAATAGTTTTACTGGTGAGTCACCAACTACAATGGAGGATAAATTAAGAGCAAAGAACAAAGTTACAAAATAATTTGTATCTTTGCAAAATAGGGAACAAATAAATTAAATAAATATGTCAGAAGAAAAATCAAGCTTAGTAGAAGAGGTTACTAGTGAATCAGCTTCTAATGAAACAAAAGAAAACACAGAATCATTTAATCCATTAGCGTTTGCATCAGACGCTCCTGCTGGGGATTTAGGACCAGATATACCTAAATCAGATGAAGACAAAGGAGAACCTGTAACAGACGAAGACGGATGGAAATGGGAAAAACAATCAAAAGAAGAAGAAGAAGAAACGGAAGTAGAAGAAACATACGACTGGGAAGCTAAATCAGAATCAGAAGTAGAAGAAGATGACGATTTAGACTGGGGGAAAGTAGCTAAACAATTAGGAATGCCTAACGCATCAAAAGAAGAAATTAGGCAAACTATGAAAGCTATGAATAGTAAAGATACAGAACAAGACACTCAAGAAGAAGAAGTCACAAGTCCAGAAATTTCTACATTACAAAACTATTTAGATTATTCTAATAAAGAATTAGTAATAGAAGAATTAAAAGCAGATGGACTAACTCAATCTGAAATAGACGACACTGTTGACAAAATGCAACGTAATGGATTGATTGCTATTAAAGGAAGAGAAATAAAAAGAAATATAAAGGGAGCTATAAAACAAGCTAAAGAAAATTTATCTGTTACACAACAACAAAGTTTAGCAGAAAAAAATAAAAAAATAAGTGAAGCTAGAGAAGGTTTACAAGGTCACTTAAAAGAAATGGATAGGTTCATGGGAGGTAAAGTAACAAAAAAACAGAAGGAAGAGGTGTATAGATTTGCTACTAAAGATATGGCGAATGAATTATGGAAAAGTCATGCCAATGTTGCTGACGTTGCTATGTTTCTGCTATATAAAGACCAAATCAAAGACATTCTTCGTTCTCAAGGGCGTAACGAAGGTAGTAAGAGTTTAATGGACAAAATACAATCGCCAAACCTAAACAACGGGAAAAATCGTAATCCATATCAACCGAAAGGGGATGCGTTTGACCCAAAAGCGTTCATGAGCGAGTAGACAAAAAGTAAGACAAAGTCTAAAATAGTTGAAAGTTAATTGAGCAAAAGTAAAATAATGTTTAATTAATAAATTTAAAAAAAATGGCAAATTTATCAACAGACGTTTATGGTAGTGGAACTACTGCCGAAAACGCATTGAATACGGCCTTGATGCAATATCCAGAGATTGCTAGAACTTTGATTCAGCAATACCCAAGATATGCAGCAACGTATTTATTAGAGCGAACAGGAAGATTCGCTTCAGAAAAAGTATTAGGAGATAATTCTTTTGAATGGAAAGTAATGGGAAGATACAATCGTCCATCTTACAACACAGGATTCTTTGGTACTAATGGTACATCATTTACAGCGGCTGCTTCTGTAACAGCAACTGGAGGAACAATAGATGACGCAGATGCAAATGGTGATGTATTTTATTTAATCACTGATGGAACAGCTACTGGTAGAACTGGTAACTTTTTGAACAAATGGGATATGGTTAGATTTCAGTCAGGAGCTACTGCGGTAGTTGTTGCAGACCCTATTGCAAACACTTCATCTTCAGCAGCTGCAACAGACTACATAGTTCAATTTGAGATGATTGACGCTAGTGCTCAAGCTCTTTTACCAGCAGATATTGCTGATGAAGCAATTATAGCTTCTATTGGTTCAGCTTTCCCTAACGGTTCTGATGGAGCTGATGTAGGTGAGAACTTCTCTTATCCAACTACACATAAGAACTACTTAACTACAATGAGAAAGAAATGTTCAGTTACTGGTAAAGATTTAACTGACGTTACTTGGATTGAAAATAATGGTTCAAGATTATGGTACTTTACAAGAGAACAACAAATGATGGATGAATTTATGTACCAACAAGAGTTACAAAGATGGTATGGTAGAAAATCTATTACAAATGAAACTACAACAGTTGCAAGACCAGGAGCTATTACATCTTCTTTATTAGGAACTTCAGGTACTATGGGAAGTTCAGTTGTAACTGGAGACGGTCTATTAGCTCAAATTGATTCTTCTAACCAAGCTTCGTATTCTATGGGGTCTTTAACAGAAGATATTATTACTGAGTTTATTGCTAAGATTTCATTAAACGCAACTTCTGCTGAAGGTAACGAGTGGGTAGTATTCACTGGTACTGAAGGTAGATTAGCGTTCCACAAAGCTATGAAAGACCTTATTGTTGCACCTTCTGGTTCAATGACTGGTGGTTCTATGAAGGGTGTATCTGGTGACGTTCATTTAGGAGCCAACTTTTCTTCATATAGTGCATTAGGTAACAAAATTACTGTTGCTCATTGTCCTGTATTTGACGACCCTAACATTCATTCTTCAGCTGGTGGAACTAATGCTTTTGGTGACAACAGACTTAAAGAATCTGCTAAGATGGTGTTTATGGACTTCGGAAAAACTTCTGGAATTTCTAACGTAGAGTTAGTTACTAAAGGAGCTGAAGGAGTAAACAGAAGTATGATTAAGAAGTATGTAGCTGGAATGGTAAACCCTTATGACCAAAAATCAATGTTAAGTGCTAACGCTGATGACAAGTTTGAATGCCACGTGCTTTCAGAAACTGGAATCGTTGTTAGAAATCCATTGTCTTGTGGTATCTTAAGTGTTTCATAATAATTAACTTAATTGTTTACACAGGGGGATTAACCTCCCCCTCTGTAGATTTAACTTAAAAAACTTTAAAAAAATGGCAAAATATATTAAATTCAATGATGTAGCCTCAAGCGCTAACGTAGCTAGTACATTTTTATATGTAGAGGTTAACAGCATTAAATATGTAGATACTGCAGATACATCTGTAGTAATCTATTGTACTGGTCGTGGTGCGGATGGTGGTACTGATGATACTATCACAATCACATGTGCTTCTGGCGAGGAAACAAAAATAGCGGATAGAATACTCCATGTAGCTAACACTTTAAGAAATGGTCAAATGATGCTTGTTGACGTTAACTTTGAAAGTGGTATTACGGATATTTCTCCTGCTGTAGTATAATAATTAACTGGTATGCCTAGAACACTTTGCTTAGCTAGGATATCTTAAATAATAACTTGGTAGAGGGGGGTAAAAATTAAAACCCCCCAATACTACAAAAACAATAAAAAAATGGCAATAAAATTTGATTTAAACAGATTAAGAACAGCTATCTCTGGCTTTGTAAAAGCTGAGGATACTGCTGGGTCGGATGTAAAACACATTCCGATAATGCAAACAGTTGCAAAAACAAGAACAATTGCTGGTGTTGCAGCTACTACAGTCTTAAAAGACGATGATTTTGGAATGACAATTTTCCTAACACAATCAGGTGGTTCTGACTCAGCAATTACTTTACCGCCCCCAACTAATGGTGGGCAACTAACATTTATAGTTGCGGCAACTCCTTCAGGTTCTGGTGATGTAGTAATTAGCTCTCCAACTGCAGATACAATAGTAGCTATGAGCGCTGCTGATTCTGGTGCAGACGGTGCATCTAATTTACTTGCTGACACTGTAACAGTAGAAGCTGCTTCTATTGGTGGTGAAAGAATAGAGTTTGTAGCTGATGGAACGTACTGGTACTGTTATGTACACCAAAACGCTGTTGGTTCTATTACTTTTGCAGGTTAAGAACTTGTAATGTAAATTTGAATAGAGGAGGGGCTTAGTCCCCTCCATTATTCTTAAATGATAAAAAAATGAACTTTATAGATTTTTTAAATAACTTAAATCCAGGACACACAAAAAGGGCCGCTGAAGAATACGATAAAAGTAAAAAG